CCTGCGTACAAGTTCTCCGGACGCGAGATGAGCAGCGTGTCGTCCGGGAAACCTCCGGGCGTAACTACGCGGTAGCCTGCGTAGCGGTCGGCGATACCCGTCGCGAAGAAAGCAAGCTCAGCAGTTCCGGCGAGTGCTGAATAGTACAACTGCCGAGTACCACGGCTCATGTATATCGTCGCTTCCGGGTCACCCTTCAGGGCCGGAGGACAGCTGGTCGTGGTCAACGCGAGCAGCTTGGAGAGGATGTTGGCGGAGGTCAGCGCACCCGTCAAGTTCGCCTCGAAGGTCGGAGAAGCCAACACCATGTGACGAAGCAGACCGTTGAACAGCGTGTAGGTAGCGCCCGTAGCCTGACCTGCGTCGATGTTGTAGTTACCCTGCCACAAGTTGAACTCGATAGCTTCTGCCGCACGCTTTGCGACGTACTGACCGGCCGCGGCTTTCATATCCGCCGGAGCGGTAGCACCTGCCCCGATCATCTGCTCCGACTCCCACGCCATGTGGAGGTCTTTGTTGCAAATCTGGTCGTTAATTTGGAGGTCCGTCGTAGACAGAGCCACATCTTCCAAAGCCAGAGCGGTGGAGGTCGAGAAGGTGCAGGTGGCCGCAGCAATCGCAGAACCCGAGAACTTGCGCAGCTGTGCCCGTCCCCGGACGTTATTCAGGACCGTGACGTAGTTGTTCGCAATCGTGTCGGCTGCGAGGATAGCGGGCGCCACATACGGCAGGGCTTGTTTCCCTACGTAGTTGCTCGTGATAGAGGCATCCGCGAGTTTAATCAATTGAGACATTTCGGAGATATTAGAGATTCATAAAGTGGGACTGGATAGCGGCGACGCGCTGGTCCGTGGACAGGTTCGTGAGGTTCAGGGCCGGACGTTCGCGGCGGGCCGGAGCCTTCGGGAGGGACGGGGTAGCGGCTTTCGCGAGCTTCTGGATTTCTGCGTCCTTCTTTTTGAGTTCGCTCTTGAACTGCTTCGACAGGTTCGTGGTAGCCGCTTCGACCGCGTCGGCGATCATCTGGGCCACCTCCTCGCGGGTCAATACGTCCTCGCTCATATTCTCTTCTTCCTTCTCGGCTTCTTCCGCAGGAGCAGCTTCGGGCATCTCCCAGGTCGCCACCTTCCCGTCCGCCACCGTGAACTCGGTGCCGTCTTCGAGGGTGTACTCTCCGTTCGGAAGCGGAATCTGCTCTCCTTGGTCATTGACCACGAACACGTCTACACCTACCGCCCACTCTTCGGCGGCGGTTTGGATTTCTTGGCCACCCTGAAGTACCGCCGTAGCCAAAGAGACCGGAGCCTCTTCCGACAACAGTGCGGAGTACTTGTTAAACAGGGCCGCCACTCGTTCTTGAATATTCATCTTTGAGGGGTTTAACATTTAACCTTTCGGAGTTTTGATTTTTGACACGGCTTCGGAAATAATAGCCTCCAGCTCGTCGACGAAGGTCTCCGCAGAAAGCTCCGGGATAGCAGATAGGTCCACCTTCCGGGTGAAGAACCCTTCGATACTGAAGCCCTTCACCTTGCCCTCTTTCACCCACTCGTTCCAAATCGCCTCCGAATCTATCTTCATCGAGACCATCCACGTACCTACGGGGACGTTCAAGCCGTACATCCGCGACTTGTCCTGCTCTCCTTCGACGATCCACGACTCGATTACGGTAGTTCCATTTACGGGAACTTCGTGCTCGAGGGTCGCGCGGCTCTGGTTGCCTGCCTTGAAGTAGAGCTCCATCGCTTTCCGTACCGTGTCCTTGGAGAAGTAGATATGGAACTCCTCTTCCCCTCGTTTGCGGTAGATAGGCTTGTCCGGGATCAGGGCCGGGCCGAGCAGAATCTTCCGCTCTGCGTCTACCGTTTGGAAGTGGTACTGGGCAGAAAGGGCTACCCAGTCGGTCTCTATCGCAGGTTCTTCGACCAGCGAGATAGCTTGGATGCCGTAGGTGTCGGCTTCCTCGTCAATTACAAGTTCAAAGATGTCCATTAGCCTACGAGGGACGCTTGGTCCCGGAGTTTTTGGTTAGCCTGCATTGAATTGTTCACGTCCGAAGCGAGGACGTACGACCGGAATCCGGACGTTTGAGAGCCTTGCATAAAGGAGAGGTCGAGCTGAGGAGGTCCCGCCGTTCCACCCCCACCGCCCGGAGGAGGAGGAGCGAGGGAGCCGGGGGACTCGAACTTGGACTTGGCGATAGCAGCGATTTGGGCCGCGCCCGCCGCCGCTACGGTGGCCGTCTGAATCAAGCGGAGAATCGTGGAGGGCTGCGTCTTATCCGTGAGGGCCGTCGTGATACCTTCCGCCGTGTTGATGATAGCGTTCGCGAGGGAGATACTTTTCGAGAGCTTGAAGTTCCGCTTCGCCCGCTTCTCGTTGTCCTTGTCTTGTCCGTCTTGAAGGGCGGTTACCAGGTCGATAGCCGCAGAAGCGAAGTTCACGGCAACCTTCGCCCGGTCCGCTTGAATCTTCGTGTAATCGCGAAGCAGGTTTGCTTCCGAGGTCTGTATCCTTTGGCTGTTGTTTACGATTGTGCGCGTGGTGTCGTTCGAGACCTGCTGCAACCCCTTTACCCCTTTCTGGAGGGCTTCGTTTGTTTCGAGGAGCTCTTTCAACTGCTCCATCTGCGCCTCGTGCGCCGCCTTCTGCGCCTCCAGTGCAGCCGCCGCAGCTTCTGCCCTCAACGAGTTGACCTTGTTCTGAAGCTCCGTCTGGATCGTGGTAGATTCCTGCTGGATGTTAAACACCTCTGCCTCCAGTTCTGCGAGGCGCATCAGCTCCTCCTCGGTGGCTTGAGTCATCGCCGCCTTCGCCCGTGCAATCCGGAGCTCTTCCTGTGCGATAGCTTTCCTATCGTTTACGAGTTTCTTCTCGAGGGCCGCCGCCCGCTCCGCGTCTTTTATCCTTTGCTCGACAGTTCTATTGACGTCGTCCGAAGCCATCTTCAGACGCTCTATTTCCGCCCGCTGTTTGGCGGTCTCAACGATAATCTCTCTCTGTGCTGCCCGCAGCCTCTGGGTAGCCTGCGTAAGAGAGTCCATCGCTTTCGCCTCTTCGCGGATTTCGTCGCCGATTCCTTTCACCGCGGCAGACGCGGTTTCAAAGGCTGCCTCGAAGTCGCCCGAGAAGAACTCCACGATAGCCTTCCCAAGTTGCGCCACGCGGTCCAGAAGGACGTTGAAGACCGCCCCGAGGAGGTTCATCCCCCGCTCGAGGAGTTTCGCTCCGTCGGCCGTCTGGGTGAAGTAAGCCGCAAGAGAACCTACCGCCACCACGATCGCGCCGATACCTGTCGAGATGAGGGCCACCTTGAGGAGTCCCATTCCCTGAATCAAAGAGCGAGCCCCCGCGACCGATTTCAGGAGGCCGGAGGCGAACCCGCCCGTAAGCTGGTCCAGCCCTCCGAGCGCTTTATTCCCCGCTTCGCCTAGGTTGTCTAGCGAATCCTCGGCGTCCTTGAGTGCCTTGTCGAGTTTGGACGTATCCGCCTTAACATCGACTACTACCTCTTGCTTTTTAGCCATGAGCCCAGAGAATGATTTTAACGAGCAAGTAACCCAGAGCGCCGTACCACCCGAAGAAGACCAAAGAAGCCAGCACCGGGTCGAGGACTTTCACCCAGCGTGGTTTTCCCGGCTTCCTCAAAAGGTGGAAAGCGTCGATAATGTAACCGAAGTCCTTGCACCCCTTTACTTCAAACTTCATGGCTGATAACACAATGCTGTGGCTGCGTCGTATACGAACCCGTACCGCTCGCAGCAGGTGCGGTTAACCGTAAAAATCCCCGAACCTGCGGACGTGGTGAACTCAATCTTTCCCGTCCGTCCGGTAGATGGGAGGTAGGTACAGTCCCGCATCGTGCCGAGAATCTTCAGCAGCTTCACCTGCACCACCCCTTCCGAGGTAGGGTCGTATCCGGAAATCTCGAGTATCCTCCAGTAGGTGTTGAAGAGGTAGATTTTGTCTGACCACTCGAAGGTCGAGATATCGAGGGTCGAAAGCCGGAAGTGGGCGGTCAGGAGCCGCGCGTCGGAGGAGTAGAGCTGGTTCGCGTACTGCTGCCAGTACTTGTTGTAGAGCGTGTCGTAGGGGTTCGCAGTAATCTCAAAGAGCGGGAGCTCAATCCCGAACATAAGCGAGTCGTCGGCCACGTCTGCGTCTTGGCTGTTGTTCGTGTTGAACTGTCCAAAGAAGGGCTGATTCACGCTGGTAGGCGTTCCTGCGTTGTCGATACGAACCGTGAAGGGAAGTTGTCCGTTCCAGAAAGCGAGGCGCGGCTTGAGCTCGTCAATTACCGGGTTGTCTGGATCATTTGAAAGGAGCCGCAGGATGTTGAAAGGAGTCCCGGGGATATACGACGTTACGAACGGAGCGAACCCCGATTCTATCCTCTCGTCTCCACTTGCGAAGTCGTTCTGGGGGTCGAGGATTTCGTGTTGCCCGTAGACGCGTCCGGCGGCCTGGATAGCTTCGTTTAGAAAATCCTCCCCTTCGGAGTGCGTCCACACGTACCGCTTCTTCTGGAGGTCTGCCGTGGGAGTTATGGAGAGATCCATCGAGAGGTCTACCTTGCCCGTCCAGTCCTTTACGTCGCCCGTAGCCATGTAGTCCGTAAAGGGCTCGATGTATATCTTCTTCGGGTTGACTTTGTCCGGGATAAAGACGAGGTTGAAGCACTTTTGGAGCCCCATTAAGAAGTCGATTTGCCGCATCTTGGGGAAGTTCCTCGCCACGTCTATCTCTAGGGATGCAGCAACAAAAGACGACAGGTGCCAAGAGGTGCCTCCTACCCCGACCGTGCTCGAGTTCGAGTAGAAGGTTACGTTACCTGCGGAAGTTCGCGCTTGTACCTTCCACGTACTTCCTGCGGTCAAAGAGATAGGGTCGAGATTCACGGCGATTGCGCTGGGGTCGTTGCTATCCCACCCGGTAATAATCGTGTAGTGGGTGGTTCCATCCGTAAGCCTCAAATCCAGAGTAGCCCCGGAGGTTGCCAGGGCCATCCGGAAATAGAAAGAGAAGGTATACGACCCTGTTTCGGGTACCGTGTAGGTCGGCGTAGCGAAGTCGCCGCCTAAATCAAAGAAGGGCGAGGTTTCTTGGAAGTTTACGTCCGTGTAAGAGGTCGGCGCGGTGAGGGTAAGGTCGGATGTCCTGCCTACCCAGAAGTATTCTAGCTGCGAGGTTCCGGCAATATACCGGCCTCCTTTGGCTAACATAAGGTAGAGGTCTGTCTGCCCCGTGAGGAACGTCGATTCGTACGTGAATCCCGCAGTACTGAATATCTCATCCACCACCTTCTTTACCCGGATAAACGGGGTGAAGCGGTTTGGGTCTTGTGTTTCGGTAAAAGGGTTCGTGGTAACGTCCCAGTTCTTGTACTTGTCTACCAGTCCGTACCGGATATCCCCCGAAAGGAGGGAGCCGGCCCAACTTCCCGTTACGTTCGTATAGTCGACGTCGTGGTCGAGTGCGCTCCAGTCGATATCCGAAAGCAGGTCCTCGCCGATACTCTTCGCGAGGTCGGCCGTCTCGCCGAAGAAGGCGAGCTCCACGTCTACGAACCTCCCTTTCTGGACGTACCACCCCTTCACCTGAATGAAGCCCTGCATAAGTGTCACGCCTCCGTCCATAAGACGGGCCGGAATCTTCGCTTTCAGGTCGTACGACGGTACTTGTGAGAGGTCATACGGTCCGAATACCTCCTCGTTCGTCTTGGTAAGCGGTACGCGGAAGGTCTGCGAGTAGTTCGAGGTCGGAGAGTTGACCTTCGT